TCTTCCAGAACTTTACTTATCGTCTCTTCCAGACCGCTCCTGTACCCCGCCGCAATTCCTCTAAATCGTTGCTTTTTAGAAATCATACGCTTCAGCGAGTGGTGCAGGACTTTCTGACCCAGATGCTTCTTTCTGGCCAGCAACGTAACCACCCCCATCGAGAGCACCAAAGCCAGACGTATCAGACGTACTTGCGACGATGCTTGCTATTTGAATTGTGCTCACCATGAGGGCAACGCCTTTTTTACCGCTGACCTCGTAGATGTTCATGGTACCGCCAGCACGGATCTCTGAGCCAGCGCCAATCTTTGGTAGTTTGTTTTCGTCCATCACAGCGCCTGTGCTATCAATGAACGTCGGCTGGTACTTAGATTGCACTTTGATACAGACTTCACCAGTCTCTTCGTCTTTAAAAATTGGCAGCTTGCACGGTGACTTACCGTGTATGGCTTCGGCCTGCGCTTTGATCTCTTTTACTATGGGCGCTGCATCTTTAGCGGACAGGACGATCTCAACTTTAAACTTTGGTGACACACTGTCGAAAGCAGTGTCAGGAGTGTTTAAATGTGGATACTTTGCGCGTCCGAGCGGTGTGTTAAATCTTGGTTTAGCCATTGTTTACTTCCGTTCATTTGTAAAAAAAGGCCCACCAAATGAATGGCAGGCCTAAGTTGGGAGAGTGAAAAAGGGCGCTTAAGCTTTTGGGAGGTAAAGCCCAAACCGTCCTTCAATAGGGTACCTGATCAATTAGCTAAAACAGTATTCAGAAAGCTTGACTTGTTGGATGTCCAAGGTGCCTTTCTTTGGCATGGCAGGCAATACCGCGTCAGGATCAGACAGTTGCTGGCGTACCTCATCCTCGAACTTTTGAAGGATACAGTCGCCGTCGAACATACTTACAAAAGTCTCCCTGACACCATCGAACAAGTCCCAAGTGTCCCCAGACATACTGAAACTGTCGTGGATCATAAAAAAGTCTTCGGCAAGACCGCTGTCGAGCATATGGCAGATTGTCAAATGCATATGACTACTGTCTCCCGATCCGTGTATAAAGTTTGGCGCGATGGCATTTGTAGACTTTTGCACATCAATGTTGCTAGTCTCCTGAGCCAATGAAACTTTATGTCGCGTCCTCTTTTGCAACGCACGATCAAACAGGAATATTCTGACAGCCCTGCGCTTCTTTCTGCGATACTCTTGCACCACAGGAAAGCCACTTGGTGTCGTCCACTTGATTGGCTTGTTCTCCTCGCTGATGACCTTGGCAACGCCTTGCAAGTATTCCATCGTTGCGCTGACATGGGGCAAGGTGCCCTTGATTGCATCGTAGCTTATTTGACCCATGAACCTCGCAGCCTCAAACTGTGCACGCTCAGTGTCGCCCAATGGATGGTCTGCAAGCTTGCCATAGGCTACTTTGCGTTGCAGCGGCTTCATCAGGTCTTCAACGTATTGACCAGCCATTCCTATCGCTTTTGAAGAATACGCATATGTCATCGTTGCTCTTTTCAAAACTGAGCGATTGATGCCAAAGTCCAGCCAAGCCTTAGCCAACTGAAACTTAGTGCGCGACTGATCCCACTTTGGATTAAATGGTTTGCTGTCATCCTCCATAGACTTAAGGTCTTCAATAACACGATCAGCGTTCAAGTTATAAATGTCAGCCATAGAGTTCGTAGGCACAAGATTGACCAAAGAGCCTTCAGTCTTTGACAGGTTGATACCACTGTACATTTGCACGCCAGAGTTGGTGCCATCTAGGCTGATTGGTAGGTAGCCCACGAAGTCTTCGCCCTCAGCAATAAGTCGGGCATATTCAAAGATAGCAGCCAAGAACGCAAACGGCTTGTCCGCTTGAGACCAATGATCAAACGTGGCTTGATAGTCCGCCGCAATGTCTAGCAGCATCTCATGATTTGTGTCAGTCCACGCTGCCCTTTCATCTAGCGGCTGTTTGCTGATCTTTTGAAAGTCGCCACAGTTTGCAAGGTGGACCTTTAGCCAATAAGCATTATTACCGTCCACCTTGTAACCACGCTGATATGTGAACAGGCTCTTGATGTGGTCGTCTCTGTGGTAGTTGAATGCTGGCACAAAGTACAAGCGGCCCCGAAAGTCTAGGTTTACTGGCAAGTAAAACTGATCGTGCTCTGCCAGTTCCTTTGCAGTCTTCAAGTCTTGCCGCATCACAGCCGCCGCACCCTTGACCTGTCGCTCAAGAGCAAAGTGCTTGCGGATGTCGGCCTTGATTGCTGCTTTTAGGACTGGGGCCAAGCTCTCGTGATCCTCTGGCAGCCGTGGCCGTGGTGGCAGTGAAGACGTAGGGAACTTACCTAAGCTCATCTGCGCCTGCCAGCACCACTCGACTACCTCCAGCATCGGCCTGTTGATGCTTAAGGGGGTAGCTTGAAGCGCATTAGCAGCCCTAGCGTGGACAGGTATGCCTTGGGAAAACTGGTGCTCTATGTGCCTCTTCTGCGCTGCTGTGGCTTGCCTGACGTAGCTTACCCGTGAAGACAGAAACGCATCCTCGTAGCAGCCAGTATCAAAAGCGGTCCAAGGGACAGGCTCAGTCAACATGGGCTTGTAGATTGGGGCTAGCCACGACAAGTGCTCTTCTGATTTGCTCATAGTTTCTTCAGCCTCAGAGGTGAACTGAATGCGTGCAACAGTGTTCTCCTTGCCTTCCACTTCGGTTATCTTTTCGAACACGTCACAGTATTGCAAGACCGCGCTTAGAACTGGCGCTGCATAAAGAGTGCGCCTGACCTTCATGGCCGACTTGCTTTGTACATCTGTGAACACACCAAACCGCAAAGACCGAAAGCCGTTCTTCATAACGATGTTGCGAAGGCTCTTTATTCTAACGTCGCGGCTACTGTGTGCCTCTTCAACTTGCTTTATGATCCTTTTGTTTGTCTTTGCGTCATCTTCAAGAAGCTCAACTAAAAGTAGCTCTTGCTCAATCATCTCGCCTATCTTTTGTGTCAAATTGGAGAGGCTCCAGTTTTTTAACACACAATTGAAGCAACAGATTAGACCAATGTAGCTAAGGGTCTCTGGGCTTACAGAGTTCAAAGGATCAACCCACATAGGCCTAGTTCCAGAGGCAGTCTGAGCGTTCTTAAGCTGGACTTTTAGCCCCTCAGTTACGTCTGCGCTTACGTTGATTAACTTATTAAAATGGGCTGGCCTGTCTTGTACACTCTTTGGCACTTTTGTACCTTTGGGAGTGACCTTTGCCTCGATGCTCTTTGCGAACTTCTGTCGTCCGTCTGTTTTCATTCGTCGTTCTTGTTCTTTGTTATTCTTGGGCGGCCCTATTGCTTGGTTGGGCCATGGCTGTGCTTGTAGGAATGTGGTGTCTGGAGGTCCGTGCTTTGGGTTGGGCCAGTCTGTGGCAGCACGCTGCGACTGTTTCTCAGCTTGCATGGCTGGATCATCAACGTAGGGCCAGATCCACTTTGGTACCTTTTGGCTGTTCTTCGCGGCTTCGTTTTCGTCGTTCATGTGTTCTTCTCCCGTTTGTTTTTGCTCTAGTGTTCTTCAATAGGGTACCCGATCAGTGCCAGCTTATAGTTGCTCGACTAGGGCGTGTTGGTGTTCACTTTTAGTCTTAATATAGCGTGCAGTGGTCTTGAGACTTCTGTGGCCCATTGCGTTACCAATTGTGGAAATTGGTGCTTTAAGATCATTGGCCATATCAGTCGCAAAAGTGTGTCGTGTAGTGTGGAATACATATCGAGCGTCGCCATCCAGAAGGTCTACGCGCATTTCTTCCCAAGCCCTGTAGAACTTGTGCGCGTCGTAATGTGCCCTCTTCGGGCAGTCACCTAGTGCGGCCAGTGCGGCACGCGCTGTCGTGCTTATAGCTACACGTCGATCTGTAAGTGCTTTGGTCTTCGCCAAGTACACTTCATAGTGGGTAGTTCCCGCCTCACTTTCCCGTGAGGTTATAGTTTCGGACGTGATAGTCAATATCTCTCCATGGCGCATTCCAGTCTTGCAGCCAATTATGATCCAATGACGCATCCACCACTCTGGGTGGCTGTCGTCAAAGTAGTCGCACATATCCAGCACTTGCTTCTTTGTGAAGTACATGGGGCGGACCTCTGCGGCGGCTCTAGGCGTTGTGAACTCTGGTACCTCTGGTATGTCCTTCAGCCTCTTAGCGGCCCGAAAGACCTTGGTTAGCATTGCTCCATATCGAATGATCGTGGTATCTGATCTCCCCGTTGCATTCAGATGATCAAAGAATTGGTGCACATCACGAACACCAATGGCACTTATGTCCATCTGCCCTATGCCCTTAAATGAGTTAAACTTTGCAGCCTTGGCAACTGAGCGTTTGCGGTGGTCGTCTGCGTCCCACAATCTGCGCTTCTCTGCCTCTACGAATGTTTTGAAATTAAGTGTCATTGTGCTACCTCCGAGCTATGTGGACCCATGTAGTTGGTCAGTAAGCACCACTGGCAACTTGGGTTCTCTGCCATGTCCCACAGGCGGTGCACTTCGTACCCTGCCGCCCTTAGCAGCTTCTCGGCTACTAACGCAGTGAGGGCACTCTCGCCCGTCCAGTGCATCACATACCCAGCGTCAACAGTTGGCGTTGGTCCCTCGGAAATTGTCTCAAATCGGCCTGACTGATCTGGGTGGTTGAAAAAGCTGCGCATACTTCCGTTTGTTAGTATCTCAAAATCATCCATGGTGAATTCTAAAGTGTATGGCTTGCTCATTGTGCTTGCTCCCATTCGTTACGCACCGAAGTTGGTAAGTCTGCATCAGTGTAAATCTTGTCCCCAAACTGACCGCTAAAAGATAACTTACGGCTAGGGTAAAGCCTCTTAGCTTTGTTCTGCGCCAACCGCCGCGTTTCTGCCTCTACAGCCAAGACAACATATTCCGTATATCTAGGGTAGTCGCCGTATCCAAATTCTGCTGTGTTGTCGGTTTCTGTGCGAGTTACACAGATGTAATATTTCTTCATGATGTGAGGCTCTGGCACTTTCTTGGGTGCTTTTACTTTGTTAGATGTCCACTCGACACCTTTGCCGCGCACTTCGTTGGCCCATTGGCGTGCGGCTTCATAGACAGCGCCTCTCTGGCTAGTGGCGTAAAAGACCCCCGATACCTTAGTTGCTAGGTGCGTTACTTCGTAATAACTCATGACAACGCCTCCGCTTGCTTCCTTGTGATTGAAGGTCGCTTGATTATTTGGATGTCCATGCGCTGAAAAAAGTCTTCGTTTGCTTCATCATCGCCCTGTGGCTCATTTTCAGAGGCCCAAGTCATCGCAACCCAATCGCCAAAGTTGCTCAATTCATCCTTTTCCACAGTGTATAGGTGTGTTGTCTGATCATGCACTACAGCCCTCAAGACCTCATAAGAGGTGACAGTGTAGTCCCAAGCAGGCGCTTCTCCAGCTTTCCACTTGGTCACAAAGTATGCAAAGTTGTTCATGTGTTCATTCCTTTGTTTTCAGTTGTTATCGTTAGCCTACCCAGCGCATAGCTGTCGTGCAATCATAGAAAGAGTAGGAGCAGCGGCACAGTGAAGATGGCAACGCACGCCACCAATTCACCAATGATTTCGATGGTGTCTCTCATGCTGCCACCCCTTTGAATAAGGTATAGTCCGCTTCAAGGTCGGCGGTTAACATTAAGATCAGTGCACATTTGATGTTGATGTCAGCAATACTGAGATTTTCACACCAGCTTGTCACCGCGTCTTGCCGCTCTAGCTCGAATTCATGTGTCAAGGGGTCCGTGTTAGTAGAATGTAAAGCCATGATTTCAGTAGCTACATCAGTCAATTTCCCGTGTGTTTTGCTCATTGCAAATGGTTGCTTAAATTTACGATCTGCAAAGCCCACTACACCCTCTGAAGGTACGCGGAGTATATCCCCATGACTAACAGCTTTGGTCTGGCCCTTTGCAAAAGCCTCTGAACTGCTTTTAAAGTCCCAGACTGCAACAGAGGAGTAGAATTGGCGGAATAGTCCTAAATGAGGTCTCATGATGCCACCTCAGCAAGATAACTGCTCAACGTGTCGTGGGCGTTCTTAAGGCTAACACCGACAGCAAGTGCATATTGGGCCGTCACCCTGTCCATCTGGGCAAGGTAGCGGGTGCAGTCTTCGCCGTATGTTGATAGGTCGGCTAAACGGTGCAAACGGGCGGCTTGCTTGATCAGGTCATAGTTCATGATAATGCCTCCATCATCTTACGTGCGCCAGTTTCGGCACTCTTTAAGCTCATGTAGCTGCGCGACTTGATGACCTGTTGGCCCATCCAGTTGTCGCCGCTGTCGATGCAGATAGAGACAAAGTAACTAGTCCCAGCTTTCAAATAGCCGCCGTTGTCTGTGATGTTGGCTGTGAATTCGCCATGTGTGATGCTGAGGCTCATGCTAACACCTCGCTTACAAGTTTGCTGATCTCAGCGCGTACTTTAGCGGTTGGCTTTTGAACCTCACAGACATTATCGCGATAAGCTCTATCAGCGGCCATCTGCAACTTGGCGAAGTAATTGTCATCGAAAGTGAAGTTGTCACCACTGTCGTGGACGAACACCATGCCGCCATCCTTATAGCCGCCACCTGTCCAAGGACCCTCTAAAGTGTCCCATTGCAGCTTAACAACCAAAGCCTTTGCGGCTTCAATGTGGTTATCAGCGGTGCCTAATGCATAGTCCCAGTCATGTGTGTGTGAGTAGCCATTGCCTGCGCCTGATGCGGTGGCTTTGATACGTGAGCCGCGAGTGTTTGTCGGGCTGAGGTACTTAGTTGTGATGCTCTGTGTCATTCTGTAGCTCCTTCAAGTGTTGAAGAAGGTACGATCCTCTAGCAATCC